AAATCACTAGTTGGATATTTTGTAGCATCACTTAGTGACACTAAGTCAGTGTCATACAGTTCTACACACATACCTTGACTTCTGTGTTCTTTTTGTTTACTGTATCTCCAACCTGTTGTAGTTGTTGGATCAACATAAAGTTCTGCACCACTTTTAGGTGCTTCAGCCTCTCCTTGTCCAGTGCCGCCAATTAGTCCAAAATCAAATGTATTAAAACCGTTAAGCAATAATATTTTATCATCAGCCTCTAACTTGGTTACTCCACTGCCACCAACAAAGTCATATGCTAACAATAATTGAATGCTTGTGCCTACGCCAGTAACTTTAAAAATTTTGTTTTTATAACTTGCATTGCTAGTAGCAAAGAAAATAATCAAGTCATCATCTTCAAGTTCTACTGGAGTAATTTGCTCCCAGAATTCTCTGTTTTCACCGTGTGTAGGTTTACGAATTTCGCCGTGTGCTTGTACACATTCCCAATATGTCACAACAAAGTTTGGTGCTGTTCCGCTAGTAACTTTAACTTGATCGCCTCTGTCATAGCCAACTATTCCACTCCACTCTGTGTTAATACCACTAACAGTAACACTATAGGCAGTTTGTCCCACAATAGTTGTAGCCGGATCATCTCCTGACTCTAAGTAGTGATCTACATTAAGTACATGTCGTCTACCAAAGTTAAATTTGTCAATTCCAGCTTTGTATTCAATAATAGGTCTCACAGCTCTGTATCTTTCAATAGCATAGATGTTATCTGTTATGCCTTGATATGTTAGCATTGCTGAAATAGTTTCTTCATGCACCCACAAGTTGCTTCTTGCCCATGCACTTTGATCTGGACTATAACGCTGTTCGCATGTATAATCTCTGGTGGTCATTCTGTGTTCTCTGAGATCATATGGTCTAAAATCAAAACTTGCATCATCTGCATCAAAGCCTGCGGGCTCTTGACTACTGTAAGTTGTAATGTTTAACCACACTCGTTTACCTTGCTTGCCTTCGTATTGACCACGTTCGAATTGTTTTGTTAATCTAATACCATCAGGATCACCTACACCGTCAACAATATAAATTGCTTGGTTAGCAAAATCGTCAGTTGCACTGTGTGAATAGTGAGTATGTATCTCAATTTCCTGTGTAAGTGCTGGTGCAGTACCAAATGTAACAACACCTGCGGATTTATTAAGAGTATAGTGTATTCCTTCTTTCTGTCTTACATTGTTAAGAAAAACATCAATACTGTGTGCGCCAGTGACTGTTGCTGTAAAAACTGTAGTTCCTGTTACAGTTTGTGTAAATCTGTCCACTGTATGTGGCGCAAACATAATACGCATGCCATTTTCAAGTTTAAGTGTTCTGCCATTTTTCTGTACAGGAGTTGTGTAATTAATCATACCAGGCAATGTGTCAATGTTAAAATGACTTCCAGGTGTATATTTTAATTCACAAACTGGTACAACATCCATTACCCAAAAGTATCTATGATGATTTAAAAACATATCATAGTTAATAGGTAAGTCTAATGTGTATCCTGGTTCATTTAAAATCTTATTGTGATTATTAGTAGGTACTTCATTGTACTTTAAACTTTTGATTAAGTCGTCATATGCTAATACTTGGTCAATGCTGTTATCTTCATTTTTGTTGACCATTGCTGGCTCAAATTGATATGCATCATTACTTCTATTGTCATGCAAGTAGCTGTCTGAAGCACTAGGAGCAAACTGTCTTCCAAATGGTTTACCAACAAAATGTTTAACAGATTCTAAACTACCACTTGACATTAGCTGTTCAAGTGTGCTATCAAAGAATTGCTTGTTAACTGTGGTCTGTAGAATATCAGGTAAAAGCTCTGTTACTCTATTAGATCCTTTGCGTTCTAAACTTTCACCTGGTCTCGTAATATTAGGTGCTAGTTTTCTGTCAGGCTTGCGTTCGCTCATTAATAGCCTCCACTTGAAGTTGCGTTTTCGCTAATTGTTGTAAGGTTGGCACTTGAAGTATTAGTAACTACAACATTATTTGTTTTAACTACTGGTAAAAATAGTTCGTCACTGCTACAACTTATTTGGAATAAATTTGTGCTATCACTATTATCAGCAATACTGCTAATTGTAATTTGACTTATTTCACCAATCATATTATTGTGTATAAAAGCCGCCATTTCAGTAAAGTAAAAGTCTTCGCCAAAGTCCCAATTATCAATATTAAAATATGTACTAATCAAGTTAATGACTCTCTGCTTAATCTCTGTATCACTTAGCGTACTGTTTATTGTTTTTGTAACATGAAATTTAGCTTGTAGTTCAGCACTTGCTAAATCACCAAACAATAACTTATACTTAACAGGTCTGTATATTACCTGATCACTGATACTCTTTTTACTATTCAAGTTATCAAACAAATCTGTTAACTCACTAATAGTTGGCGAGTTGGGTTTTGTTTCTGGTCTACCGTCATACAATGCCCAGTTTCTAAATAGTGAATTGAAACTATCTAACAATACATAAGTGTCAATTATATTTGTTGTGCTTGGATCAATTAAATGATTGATGTCAGCAATTCTATTATACTGTGTATGTAAGTTTCCTATACCACTAACAACCGAAGTTCCGCTAACTTCATCATATGTAGTATAATCAAAACCATCAATAGTTTTAGTACCCAATTTAATTGTTTCGTCACCTACAATATTTGCAAATGCTTCTGGATCATTTGGGTATCCATCGTTATCAGGATCAGCTAGTGTTACTCTTACATTGTGAGGATCAGTATATCCATCATTGTAAGTAAAGTATCCAAATGCATTAAACTGATAATCTTTGTTTAGTGGAGTTGGGTCTACAGTACTCTTAGGATTAATTTTTAATACTTTAACATTATCTCTGAGAGGTTTTTGTGTTTCACTACTAAAGGTATCTTTAAAGTTTAGATTTGTAAACCTTAACTTTTTCTTACTACCCATAATAAACTGTGTCTTTCTCGTTAACATTTCCCATTCAGTCGCTGTATGATTTAATCTTATAATCCAACTGTTATCTAGTCCTGTACCAGATCCATCGCCTTCGTATTGTCTACTCCAGTTTGATGCATCATTTAGTGTTGTACTATTTGTTGGAAGGTTACTACTATCAATAATAATCCATTTCTGACTAGGTGCATCGTATCTGAGACCAAACGTATTATTGCTGTCTATTTTTGCAATTACGTTTGTTCTAGTTGTTTCGTCTAAGTCCACGCTAAGTCTCGGAACAATTCTTCTAATTCTGCTTCCGCTCGGAACTACTCCATTAACAACAATACTTCCTTTGCCTGTATTGTCTATACCTGTTGGGTTACCAGCACTGTTATCATCTCCATAACCGCTTTTATAAAGTCTGTCAACTTTTACCCATTGTGTGTTTGCATCTATAATAGTACCTCTAGCTGTAGCGCCTGTGCCGCCTCCGCCTGAGATAGAAATATTTGTACTCTGATCATATCCGCTACCACTTGAAGTTATTGCTATTGATGTTACTGCTCCATTAGCAATAGTACAAATTGCTGTTGCTCCTGTACCTTTTCCACTTATAGTTACTGTTGGTGTACTTGTGTATCCACTTCCACCTGCTGTAATTACTGCATTAGAGATATATCCCATTTTGTATGGTGCTTCGATAAATTCAATCAAACCGTTAACATCTGCTTTACTTAAACTGTTAGTAGCAGTTTTACCCATACGTTGAACAATACTGTTATAGGTAATATATCCACTACAACTATTGTTTCCTTTGGTTATTTGATTCCATCTAAAAGTATTTGCATCAGTGCCATTGGAATTGATTACAGTAATATTCTGTGTTGTGTCTGTAAAATCTTTAAAAGCATTATGTGTTGTGCTACTCCAACCCTGTCTGTTGTAATAAAAATTAAAAATCTCTGGGTGACTTAGAAATGGTTTTAGATGTTTGTCATATATCTGTGTTGCACTTAAATTGTTAGGCAAACTTACAACCGATCTTGTTGTTAGGTTCTTTTCATACAAATATGCATCATCTGTATATTGTGTGCTATCGCTATATGTTCCAGTCGGATCATAGATATCTCTAAATCTACTGTGTCCGCTGTGTACTCTATTCACACTTTTAATTTTTCTAATATTCTGACTTGCTGTTAGAGGCATAATTGTATAGTCATCTGCTGTGACCATTCTATCCTGCGTAGCAAAGAATCTAGGAGCGTTTGCTTTTATACTGCTAATACTTTCTCTTGTACTTGCATTGCTTACTGTGCTTTTCAAACTTGCTGTAAATCTTGCAGTGTTCACATTTCCGCTTGCACTTACATAGTCTAAAGTAAATGCTACTTGGTTAAAACTGTCTGGCGTTAGTGTGTAGCTTTGATTAAGCCCTGTTCTGTACCAAACTCTGATGTTGCCTCTTGGAATGTTTCCAAAATTGCCATCGCCAAATACAATACTAATTTGATCATTCTCTCTACTAGCAATAGTATAGATATCTCTGATAGCATTGTTCTTTGCATTAAACATTGTGTTAGCGCCAAATAGTCTATCTACTCTACTCCAAGTTTTTATTACTTGTCCAGCTTCGTCGATGTTTTGTACCCATACTTCGCCATTGGCTACATTGTCTGCATTGATGTCTAGTATCATATTAGGCAAACCATTGGTGATTGTAAAGTCACTGAATTCAAGTGATCCTTGTTTAAATCCAATAAAAAATCCAGTGTCGGGTGATCCGAATCCACTGTTATCATTTTTATAAAGTAAATCAACTACTCCGTATGGATTTGGATCTTTTTCTTTTAAACTATTTGTTGCGTTGTTAGTTGATACACTATGCAAACTAAATGTTGATTTGCTGTTGTTAACACGGTTGCTAAATTCTCTGTTGCTGGTATTGTTTGTGCTATTAGTTCTGTACACATCATTTACAATACCGCCTCTGGTAATAGTATCAAACGGACTACCAAATTGGCTACTGTTTTGAAAAATACTATTCATAATTGTTAAAAAGTTTTGGTAACTTTGAGGATTAGTCACATCTTCAAACTGTGTGGAAACGTTGGCAAGGCTTACTCCAGTTGAATCAAATACTTCTTCGTCAGTCTGTACACTATCAATTTTTAAGAATCCACTAGCAACAACGTTTCTAGTAGGAGTATATCCTAAGAACTGTGCAATACGCAAAGCACTTTCTCTGCGTTCTGCTGTACTAAGATAGTTTTCTCTTTGACCTAAATCTGCTCTAAATGCAAGATTGTGTCCGAGAAATGCAATTAATTCAATAAGTGCAATAAATTCACTGCTATTAATATAGTCATTAAAGTTTTCTGGATAGTTTGTATTGATGTAGTCTACCATAGAATTTCTTATGGTTTCAAAATCATATGCTTGCAAATTAGCTTGAGCAAAACTTTCGTATGCTACTGTAAAATCTTCTGCCGCAAACAAACTACTCTGACGTGCGCCTTGTGCCATTATTCCTCACCTGTAAATGTTAGGAACAGTTCTTCTGCTGTTCCTGTGCTAATATATTCTAATCTAACTTTGATGTTTAGTGTATGATCATCTGGTTTACTGACTAGCGTTTCCAATACTCGCCAACGTGGATCATTTGTTACTATTCTATCAACATCTTCTGTAGCTTCTCTTTCAGTCATTTCATCCAATGGTTCAAACACCAAGTCGGGTAAAATGCTACCAAACAGAGGATTTTGTACTCGTTCACCTCTTCTGGTGTAAAAATTGTTTAATAGATCACGTTTAGCAAGCTCTGCATCTACCAGAGTTTTGCTTCCGTTAATACTGTCTATTGTGCTATATCCGATATAGGTTACCATACTATTATTTATGGTAAAATTAAATACTCAGTTTATATTTTAATGGTGGTTGATATAATATCACCTGTAGTCATTGGCTTGCTAATAGTAAGTTGATCTCCTACTACTTTAAAATCAAAAAGATGTTGTTGTATAGCGCCATTTATGAGTACTTCTAGCTTTTCTTGTGGGGTCATGCTAGGAGAACGTTCTAATGTAAACGTTGTATTTGTTCCATCAAACGTAAAACTTTTCTTAATAAGAGTAGCTTCGTATTCTTTTACTAATTGTTGTTTAGCACCTTCTGGTGTGTTAGGCAAAAATTTAAGTGTTTCAGCGTAATATGCATATCTAGCTCGTCTTGTTTCTTCTACAGTAAGTATACCCAGCTCATTTCTGTCACGCATACTGAAAACACCTTTACTTCTATATTGTTCTCTGGTTCTAAGTTGTCCATAGTCAACCAGTCTCAACAAAGTTGCAATTTTGACACACAATGATTTGTTATTTGAACTGTTTATAATCATATCTGCGACTGTATCATAATCTTGCTTTATCAACGGATTAAGTAATCTGTATTCAATCTTTCCATTTGTTACAACCAATACTTTGCCAGTAGCCCAATGTAGTAAAATTATACCATCATACACACTCTGAGTAATTCTAGCTACTCCATTGGCTATAAGTTGTTTCTTTGCTAGTGCTTGCTGTTTATTAAATTGTTCTTGCCACAAATCGTGTGCTTGTTGTTCTGTCAATCCTGTTTTATAGTTACCTTCGCCATATGCTTTGCCGTTCCATCCGCTGTATACACCAAAAAAGCTCAAAGCCATAAGTTGGGCTTTGTCGCTAGCAGTTGTTGATGTTGTATCTAAAACTGTACTGTAACTTTCAGTATCTTTTACTGTAAAGTCGTCCCATACCATTCGCAATTTGTTGTCAATTATATCTGTCAACGCGGGCCTCCTCTTGGATTAGTTACATCTGATATCATATCTTCACCGCTAGGCAATTCGCCTGCACATGCATCTTGTGTAAGATCATCCATTTGAATATCTTTGACGACTTGCGTTGGATTAGGATCAGCCACTTGAGGTAAGATTTTAGAATCAGGACTGGAATCACCATGTCCTCCCCAAGGTTCTTTCTCAGGTACTCTACCTACTATACTTTCTTTTACTGTTTTGTTTAAAGTGTGATTGATTGCTGTAGTTTTTTCAGCAGGTGTAGCGGCAGGGCCGTTCAAATCAATCATTGCCGCTGTTACTCTAACAAATCCACTAGCTTTAATATGACCATTGAGATCAGTTGTAAGTTTTATATCTTTGTTAGCATGAAGATTAAATTCGCCTGTTGAACTTTCTAGTTTTATTCCATCAGTTCCTCTTGCTTTAAAATTAATTGCATCTGCTTCTACATTGAAATTATCTTTACAGTGTAGATTAAAGTTTGCTTCGGTATGCATACTAATATCGTTTCCAGCATAGATGTCAATTTTACCATCACTACTCATTTGTATCCAAGTACTACCAGCTTGATCACTTATATAAATCATTCCTGGGCCATCATGTATTAAAAACTGAGCGCCACCAGCACTACGCAATCTTAATAATTTACTAAGACCTGCTTGTCTGTCAGGATCAGGATTTATAACTCTGTCACCTGTAGCCTTTGTTCCATCATCCATTACAAACTGATGTCCGCCTGGAGTATTAAACCCAAACACTTGTGTAGGTGATTCTCGTCTAGCACTACTACTGCTAAGTCCTCTGATGCTGTCGATCCCTGTTCCAGTTTCACTGATTTCGCAGTTGTTTACTTGGTCTTTGAAATCACTATTTTCTCTGCGTATTCTATCAGGATTAGCTCTTGGTCTTAGATTGTTTACTGTTTTGTTGTTAGGACTTGGGTCGTATGTTGGTCCTACAGCATTAGGCTCACTGTCTACTCTAGCGGCAGGTTGTGTTGGATATGATGCATTACGAGTAGTGTCAGGTAAGACACCAATACAAATGCCAACATCACTATTGTTTGCAAACGCAACTAACACTTGTGTACCTGGATTAGGTGGGTGACTACTAAATCCATATGAATTTGTAAATCCTTCAAATTGTATACTCCCTCCATAAGGACTTGAACGTCTTACACGAGCATATTCTTTTCTTGATTCTTTACTATCTACATCACCTTTATATCCTTCTCCAATAATTTCAACATTCATATAACCTTCGTATCTATCATCAGTAATATCGATAACTTTAGCAATGTAGAGACCTGATAATTTTCTTATACCACCAGCAAATCGAGTTTTGTCTGCTTTTTCGTCAATGCCGGGTGTAGCTGTTTCATTGCTTCCTAAATATCTCATTGTGTTATCCTGTCATAATATCTTTTAGCCATTGTGGTGCATTTCTGGCACGATAGGTTCCGCCGTCGAGTGGACCTCCCCAATATCCAGCTGTGCCTTGTCCATATTGGCTAGCATTATCAATATGAAACGTATTGTCTCCCATATATCCATTTCCTGCACCAATACCTGTTGCACCTGCTTTTTTAGCTTCAGTTAAAAAGTTTTGTATAATTGGCAAATCTTGTGCGTTGTTGATATCTAGCACTCTACCATTTGCAGTTGTTATTTGCACATCTGCCGCATGTCCGTTGTCATGTCTAGTACTACCTGTTCTTCTAGTACTTGTTCCTTTAGCTGGTTGTCCTCCACTAGTCACATCAACATTAACTCCTGCGGCTTGTCCAGCTTTAATTAGTATTTGTTTTAAGTCATTAGCAACTGCTTGATTTCTAATTTTACTTGTATTAAGTTGACTTTCAGTAAGTACACCATTACCGTCACTGCCAGGTAAGTTTTCTGGATCAACTACACTTGGTCCAGTATTCCTAGAGTCTTCACTTCCTTCAGCATCGCCTTCGCCTTGTTCGTCTCCTGGTTTAAATGGTTCTCCAGATTTAAAAGGCTTATCATCTATTTCGCCTTTTTGTAAAAATGTCCATACTTTACCAACGTTTGTATTAACATCTCTATAAGATGTCAAGTTCATTGTAAACATTCCGTCTTGATAGTTTGCATCAACTTCAATTACTCTATAAACACCAACTATTCCAAAGTTTGCCTCTGGTATATTCATTAATCCAGAGGACTCATCTGGATATGTAGGGAAATTCATATTTAAGAAATAGCAAGGGCCTCCCTTTTCATATTCTGCACCATTGAGTACACTACTAGTACTACGGGGTCTGCCTAACCAATAAGGATCTCCTCTAACTGTAATTTGTTGTTGCATCAAATCAGCTAAACTGTTTAGGTTGATATCAACTGCACCTAAAAATAATGCGCCATTTGTATCTCCATCTTCAGGACCATTTGTTGCTTTACTATTAATTTCAGCTACATTAAAACTTAAAGGGTGACTGCTTCTTGAATCTTCTGCTTGACTACCTACCACATCACTTTGTGTAATATAAAAATCACCACTAACATTATCAATTCTACTTTGTGTTCTTAGTCTTGCTTCTTTATTTGCTAGAGGTTGAAGAGCTTTTATTTGCTCGGCAATTTCGTTTTGTCTTTCTTCAAGACGAGCCTTCTCTTCTTTAATCTTTTGTTTCCTCTCATCTAAGGATCTCTCTTTAGATGCCATTTCGTTAGGGTTATTGCTTCCTGGGTCAGAACCAGACTGGAAGTTTTCTCGCTCTTGTTCCAGCTTGAGTCTTCTACTTTCATTCTTACTAAGTTTTGCTTTATTTTCTTGAAGTTGACCTTTAAGTAATGCTAGTTCATTTTCTTTTGAACCTGCTCCTGGAAATGCTATCCCGCCTGTTCTTGCTGTACCTTGGTTGACGGCTTGTATTTGATAATAGGTATGATTGAGATATACATCTAAATTTAAAACTTCAGTGTTTAATCCTGTAAAGTGATAATCAAAACGTTTTTTAAGTAAATCGTTTCCTACTATATTTTTAATTCTATCCATCTGAATACTTTCATCGCCCATAATTATATCATGTTGAACTGCGTCATGTACAAGTTCAGGTACAATGAATTGCTTAATGTTGTATTTTATACTTTTTGTATAATTCTTAGATAAAAAATCATATTTGTCATAATCTACCTCAGTTTCAAATACAAACCACTCGCTGAGATCTTTCCATGTAGACGGTTTTGCTTCCGGATCATCTGGATTGTCTTTATGAAATCCTCCGTTTGCTGTAGGTAGCTTTCTAAAGTTAGTTGTACACATGAGTGCCATAATAATTGAATCTGTAATACTAGTACCTTGGTTTATTACAAATGTCAGAGTTCCTACACCAGTTACACTTATACTTTCTAAGTCACCACCAGGACCACTGCCGGCATCAAATGCCCAGTCGTTCCATTCTTGTTTCTTTGAACCAAATTCAAATGTGTTTGAATATAATCTTGTAGTACTAGTAAGAACTTCTTTTTCTTCTTGTTCGTTGATTATACTAGTAAACTGTTCGAGAAACTCTCCAAACTTACTTGCTGTAATAGTAATTTGTTCTTTGGTAAACAACATTAACTTTTTGTATGCTTCTTGGTCTGTTTCTAACATATCAGCTCTGTATGTAGTACCACCATCTGAATAACTAAAATCTAAAGCTGTCATAATAGTATTGTAATAAAAAGGTCCTGCTATATTATCAACTGGTGAACCATTTTCATCGTAGCCAATAAACCTAAGTTCTAGCAAATAACATGCTTGCAAATGATTTTCAATGCCTAACTCTTGGGCGGCAAGATAAATTCTACTGTACAGTGTTGCACCCATTGGTTCAACGAAAGTAAAACTAAACACATTAGCAAACCCATTTCTGTCAACAGATTCTTTGTTAAAAACTAATTTAAGATTTTGTACTACACTTTGTATGTTGATTTCACTTTCAACACCACTCTCAGCAATTACTCTATATCTATTTGTGTTTACTATACTATCACGCAACGACACATCATCAGGATGCATCATCATAACTTTCCATTTGTAGGTGTAATTATCGAACGCATTAAGTACGTTATCTTCGTAAAACTGTACCTTAGCCATTAAAGAGTTCCTGTTACTTGAAAATTATTAGGAGCTATAATCTTTGTTCCAGCAGTAAAATCCATGATCGGATCTAATAGTGCATCTCTATTGTAGTGTGCAAATACCCACCAAAGTCTAGCACTTCCGAATAATTCAAAAGCCATCAGATCAGGTCTTCTATCAAACTTTGGTTGTATAATATAAGTTGTTGTTTCTTCACTTAGTGTATCTATAGTAAGAGGAGGCTCATATATACTCAAGTACTTTCTATTCAGACTTGTTTTAGCATAATTACTGTCTCTTTTGTATACTGTAGCCGCCATTAAATGAATCCTTGTCTATATGCTGAACCACTAATGAAGTTAGATGTTGTAAACTGACGTTTTTGTTTATCTGGATTAAGTTGTACACTCAACTGAATAAAAATTGTCATCATAGCTGGAATTTGTGTTTCGCCATCAAATAGTTTTAAATCTACATTACTGTCATAAGTTGTTGAAAATGTCTGTACAACAACAGGAATGTTACTAAACTGTTTATCACCAAATGAACTAAACTCTAGTACAGGCGGCGGAGTTCCAGCGGCAGGAGATTGTTGTCCTAGCCCATAGAACATTTTAGTTACACTTCGCAAAAAGTGTAAACAAGCATATGTGTATCTTGCTTCATCGTCTGTTACACTAGCCATTACGCCTGTCAACTGTATGTCCGGACTTGGAGTATTTCTATAAGCATTGTATGTGTAATTTGTGTGTGCCATATCATACGGACTGTAATTCACACTTTGTGAATATATTACATCTGGTTGTAATGGAAACATTATTCCGCCATGTGGTCTCAACGGAGCTAATATATCTTGTCCCAAGTATAAACCTCTTGCACCAGGTTTTAAGACTAATTTAGTACGGTTTTTAGCTAGCACTGGCATTAAGTTTATCCCTTATAAATTCGTATGTTTTGGGCTCAATAGAGCCAAAAAATTCTCTAAAAATCATCATCTTTTGATTGTCATTTAGGCTTGCATTCTTCATTGCATTTCTAAAATCTGTTGCACTCATACCACCTTCTTGTATGCCTACCTCCAGTATATAAGCACCTTGGTCACTAGGTACCATTTCAGCACCCGGTACATAATCTCTGAGAAAGCCACCTCTTTTTAATCTTCCTGCATCTTTAGCACTGAACACAAGTATAACCGCTGTGTTATCAGGGTTCTTTCCTGTTAAGCTCACATCTGGTCTGTATGGTTGTGTTTGTACAACATTACTTGCAGGTATATTGAACATCTCATTCATTATGCGTTTTTTCTCTTCAAAGCTAAATGGGTCACGTTCTGGTGTTGCAGTCTTGCTCACTGTAGTAGCGATAAATACGTTAGAGGAACCAAACTGTTCCACTAGATCCATATACACTTTGTGATGACCTTTATGCATTGGCTGAAACCGACCACCATAAAATACAGCAACGTCTTTTGCTATATCTTCTGTCAACTGCGATATTCTCATTGCTATCTCCTATAGTTATATTTATAGGATAATTATATGTGTAGTTATTGACATTATGTAAAATATTGTGTATAATGAAACCAAACAAGGAATTACAATGAGGAAACAAAATTATTTAAACAACAAAGATATGCTTAAAGAAATACACAAAAGCAAATTAAGCTATTGTTATGTCTTAGACGATGAATATGCAAGATTTGATACAATAGTAGAAAATTTAGACGACATCAAACTCCCTGAAGTAATTCAGACAGCAAAAGAAAATAGAGCTAGACAGTTAAGTGCTGAAGCATATGAACGTGCATACTTAGAATGGTACAATGACCCAAAAAGCAAACAAAGTCAAAAACCTAAACAAATTAACTACAAACTAGATCCAGACACAATTGATGAGAAATCATTGGTTTTTAGATTAATGACGTTTGATCATGTGCCACTGGAACCTGGTAGAAAAAACAAACCAAAAACTGTAGCAGATCATCACAGTAAATGTAACTTTCCCCCGTTTAAACACTATGCATATGTAAACAATGAAATTAAAGAATGTTTGCGTAGTCACTGGGAAGGTGGTTTAGACAATGGTAAGTTTAATGTACAGCATGGTGCAATCACAAATAACTTGGCCAAAATGTTTATTAAACTATGTGAACGTTATAGTATGCGTAGCAACTGGCGTGGATACACATATGTAGATGAAATGCGTAGTCATGCATTATTGCAACTATCGCAGATTGGATTGCAGTTTAACGAACTGAAAAGTGAAAATCCATTTGCATACTATACAGCGGCAGTTACCAATAGTTTTACTAGAGTGTTAAACCTAGAGAAACGTAATCAAAACATTAGAGATGACTTATTGCAAGAAGCTGGTCAAACTCCAAGTTGGACACGCCAAATCGAACACGAAATGGCAGAACGTGCCAAATGGGACGAAAAAGCTGACAAAGAACGTAAAGAACACGGATTCAACATTTAGATATTGACAAGGTACAGCTATGAAGCTATACTAAGTGAAAGTTTAAACTGAGTGAACGGAAATCCATGACATTCTTTAACCGTGCGGCTTGTTTCACGGATATACATTTCGGAAACAAGAATAACAGCAAACAACACAATCGTGACTGTGTAGAATTTGTTGATTGGTTTGTTGAACAAGCCAAAGAGCAAAATTGCGAAACTTGCATATTCTTAGGAGACTGGCACCATCATCGTGCCAGTGTAAACGTGAGTACACTTAATTATAGTGTGGAAAACGTAGCAAAGCTCAGTAAAGCATTTAAACAAGTTTATATGATTACTGGCAACCATGATTTATATTACAGAGAAAAACGTGACTATAACAGTTTGCCTTATGCAGAACTGTTTGACAATGTACATTTAATAAATGAAAAAACACTAGTACAAGATGAAGTTGCACTTGTTCCTTGGTTAGTTGGTGATGAGTGGACACAAGTAAGCAAGACCAAATGTCGTTATATGTTTGGACACTTTGAACTTCCTTACTTTAAAATGAATGCTATGGTAGAAATGCCAGATCACGGACAACTGAATGCAGAACATTTACAAGGCCCAGAATATGTGTTTAGTGGACACTTTCACAAAAGACAAAGCAAAGGCAATGTACACTATTTAGGATCGCCTTTCCCACATAACTATGCTGATGCTTGGGATGACGAGCGTGGCATGATGGTATTAGAATGGGGTGGCAAACCTAAGTATATAGACTTTGCAGGTCCAAGATATCGAACAGTAAGTTTAAGTAGACTGATTGATGAACCAGATGTAATACTCAACAGCAAAACATACTGTAGAGCTACACTAGACATTGCAATCAGTTATGAAGAAGCAACCTTTATCAAAGAAACATTTAGTCAACAGTATGGCGTAAGAGAGATAACACTTATGCCTACTAAGAAAGAAGAACATGCACAAGACTGGCGAGTAGTAGACGATATTGAAGTTGAAAATGTAGACCAAATAGTGTATAATAGTTTAAATGCTGTAGACAGCGATCTAATAGATAAGAAACTGCTAGTGGACATATATAATAACCTATGATTACAATCAAAGATTTAACAGTTAAAAACTTCATGAGTGTTGGTAACGTTACACAGGCTGTACGTTTTACTGATAACGGACTAACACTTGTACTCGGAAACAATGTAGACTTAGGCGGAGATGGCAGTCGTAATGGTACTGGTAAAACTACTATCATTAATGCACTCAGTTATGCTATCTATGGTAATGCATTAACAAATATACGCAAGGACAATTTGATAAACAAAACCAACGGTAAAAGTATGTTGGTTACACTAGATTTTGTTAAAGATGGCGTTCAATACCGCATTGAACGTGGAAGAAGGCCCAATGTGCTTAAATACTATGTCAACGAACAAAATGTTGACGAAGACGAAGCACAAGGTGAAAATCGTCAAACTCAAACCGATATAGAAAAGTTATTTGGTATGAGTCACGATATGTTCAAACACATTGTTGCATTAAACACATACACAGAACCTTTCCTCAGTATGCGAGCTAACGATCAGCGAGCTATAATTGAGCAACTACTAGGCATTACAATGCTAAGTGAAAAAGCAGAGGTTCTTAAAGAACAACAAAGGTTAACGAGAGATGCAATTAAAGAAGAAGAGTATCGAATTAAGGCTATTGAAGAAGCAAATTCCAGGATTGAGAAAAGTATCAGTGATTTGGAACGCAGGCAGAAAATTTGGTGGGATCAACAAAAAACTACTATCGAAAGCATTCAACAACAAATAAACACACTTGAAAAAATAGATATCCAAACAGAACTTAACAACCACACATTGTTAAGTGATTACCTAGAAAAGAAAAAGCTAAAAGATGAAGCAGAACGTTGGCTATCTAATATACAAGCAGACAATGCTAAACAACAGAAACTTGTTACTAAACTAGACAAAGAGCTTGCACTATTAGAAGATCATAAATGTCATAGTTGCGGACAAGAAATACATGATGCTAAACAAGAAGAAATACTATCTAGTAAAAAAGCATTGCGTAAAGAAGCTAATGAGCAAATAGCAGTGAACTCCTTAGAAGAACAAGAATGGTCAGAAGCTTTGACTTCATTAGGTGAACTAGGCCAAATGCCTGTTACTCATTACAATACAGAAACAGAAGCACATAAACATAATATGGAACTGGAAAATTTGCGTAGTCAAGTTACAAACAAGCAAGGTGAAAGTGACACATATCAAGAGCAAATAGAAAGTTTAAGAGAAACTGGTGTACAAGAAATAACGTGGGATACCATCAATGAACTTAACAATGTAAAAGATCATCAAGAGTTTTTGTATAAATTGTTAACAAACAAAGACAGCTTTATTAGAAAACGTATTATTGAACAGAACTTGCAATATCTAAATAGTAGACTTGCTTATTACTTGACCAAGCTAGGACTTCCACACGAAGTTGCGTTTCAACCAGACCTAACAGTTGAGATTACAGAACTAGGTAGAGATTTAGACTTTGATAATCTAAGTAGAGGTGAACGTAACAGATTGATACTTGGACTTAGCTGGAGTTTTAGAGATGTATTTGAAAGCATGAACACACCTATAAACTTCTTAGCTATTGACGAGTTGATTGATAGTGGAATGGACACTAATGGTGTTGACGGTGCATTGAGTGTACTTAAAAAGATAGAACGTGAACGTAACAAAAACATCTTCTTAATCTCACACAGAGATGAACTAGTAGGTCGTGTAAACACAATACTACAAGTTATTAAAGAAGGTGGGTTTACTACATTCAGTACAGACACGGAGTTTGTAGATGCCAAGTGATTATTCAGATGAACATATTAAACAGATGACAGATCCTAATCACGATCAAAGTGCATTTAAAAAACCTAAGATATTTGAATCACCGGACGGTGGCAAAACAGTATATGAAAGAGAATTTAATTCTCCGCACTCTAGTCGTAAACTTACTACAGGTGAAAAACTTTATGGATATCACCCACAAGAATTATTAACAAAGAAGATATTACCCCCAGACGTATTTTATAAACTTTTTAGATCGGAGAAAATATCGTGAACAAAAAACCAGCTAGTACAATAGACGAGTTTACAATAGATATAGGAAGTACTACACAAACAGAACAAAATATGATTGATAGTTTCAATAACAAAGGTCAAAAAGGAGATGACGATTTTGAAACATGGCTGGTAAACGAAGCTCCTTTTGTCTCAGACGATAACTCTTATACAATCAGTATAGGAGATACAACTTACGACACATGTGCGACTTCATGCACAACTACATTAACTGGACTAAGTCCTACTTTTACAATTAAAAACGATCCGCACTTTGCTAGAACAAAACAAAAAAAGCTACCGCTTGACATATTGCACAAATGGTATCCTGAACAAATGAAAGACAAAGATGATGACGACATTCCTTTTTGATATAGACGGCACACTTACTGATCCTAGACGTACTATTGTTCCTGAGTTTAAACAGTTCATGTTTAACTTTATAAAAAACAATAATTGTGTAGTTGTAACAGGAAGTGATAGACCTAAAACTGTAGAACAAATCGGAGAAGACTTGACTAACAGTTTTGCAAGAGTTTATCACTGTAGCGGTAATCATGTGTTTGAAGGAGATAAAGAAGTATACAAAAGCGATTGGCGTTTATCAGATGCACAAGAAACTTTTTTACAAGCTATCTTACACACGTTTGATTATCCTGAAATGACTGGTAATCATATCGAGCAACGCACAGGAACGGCAAACTTTAGTATAGTAGGCAGAAATGCAAACTGGGATCAACGTGCTAGATATGCTGATTGGGAAAAGTCTAATAGAGGCAGAGATACAGTAGCAATGTATTACAATCAAGAATTCAATGATAGCATTGCTCAGGTAGCTGGACAGACCAGCATAGATATTTTTAAGAAAGGCTGTGACAAGAGTCAAGCTATAAGAGAACATGAAGGTACAACAATTTATTTTGGTGACCATTGTCAACCCGGCGGCAATGATTTTACAGCCGCACAAGCAAGCAAGCATTTTCATCAGATTGACCAAGGCTATAAACAAACTTGGGAAATCTTAAAAAACATGTACTAAACCGGTTGACAAACGTTAAAAAAGATATATATAATTGTTGTAATGAATAACAATGCAATGGACTTATCAAGGCAAAATAGTAGAAGAAATCAGTGAGGAATACATAGGGTTTGTATATCTTATTACCAACCTCACAAACGGCAAAAAGTACATTGGCAAAAAACTGGCAAAATTTAAAGTTACTAAAAAACCCCTCAAAGGCAAGAAAAACAAAAGACGTTCAACTAAAGAAAGTGACTGGAGAACCTATTGGGGAAGCAGTGATCACTTGAATGCAGATGTTGAACAATTAGGCCCAGAAAACTTCACAAGAGAAATACTGTACTACTGCACCAGCAGAGGCGAACTAAGTTACTTAGAAGCCAAAGAACAGTTTGACCGTGAAGTTCTTAAAACTGATGAATACTATAACGGCATTATAAACGTAAGAGTTGGCAGTTCCAAGGCACTTGTAGAATCACTAAACAGACACCAGTCGTAACATACCCTCTTTGTTAAAAGCATTGAGATTGTTCGCAGTAATGCGGGCCGTCGGAACTTGCTCGAGGGAAACAAACCAAAAGAGTGGGCTCTACTGTGCCATTGTAACCCACGGATAGCTCAAAAGTCGGCGTTATGGCTTAGAGTGTTTCTGCGTTTTAAGCAGTATGTAAAGGGGTATAGCAAAACCGCCTCTGCCTAGCAATAGGTTATACTATAACGATGCGAACTGTAGACGGGGTAATGACCGTTT